ACGGCCTGTGACAGGTTTCCAGTAATACAGCAAAAAGCTAACCTGCGTATATATTGTGCAGCAGGTGCGCCAATGGGAACAAAGCCAAATCTGCTTATTGTTGACGAATGCCATAGAGCAGGCGCAAAAGGTTGGAGCGCAAAGATCAATCAATGTGAGTCAGCCCGGTGGGGTTTGTCAGCAACACCATTTAGCGGTGACGATGAGCGTGACGCATTGGTTCGCCAGTTATTTGGCAACAATGTGCATAGCATACAACGCACGCAATTAGTTGAGGACGGCCATTTAGCTAAAGCCAATGTAGTGTGGCACAAGATAGAAACAGAAGAAGTTGCTACGGCCATACATTTACTGACAGCTAAATTAGTTACTAATAGGCGTAAACGTATGCCTTGGATGTTTGGCACGCCAGAAGGCGCACAGAAGCAGTTTAATCAATGCAAATGGCAAGCAGCGCAAAAGCTAGGCATTTGGGAAAACGATGTGCGTGACGCACAAATAGCAAAATTAGCGCAATCTAGCATTAACCAAGGCAACCATACGATAGTGCTGATTGGGTCAATAGATCATGGCAAACGTCTGGTTAAAGTTATACCGGGTGCAGAACTGGTTTATTCCAAGATGGGCGCAGCCAAGCGTGCAGATGTTATTGAGCGTTTTAGGAATGGAAACCTAAAATGCTTGGTTGGTACATCTGCCATAGAAGAAGGTTTTGATGCACCAATTGCCAATGTTATTATTATGGCAGGCTGTGGGAAGTCAGAGCGCAAAACCATACAATCAACTGGGCGTGTGCTAAGGCCGCACGATGGCAAGCAATGTGGCATAATACACGATTTTGACGATGCGTTTAATCCTATGCTGCAACGCCAAGGTTATAGCAGAAGGCGTATTTACCGGCAGTTAAATTATTCCTAAATTGTATTGACATGGTATATGCCAGTTAATTGTATCTGCATTATGGCAACTGCCATTTTTAACACATACAATAACAATACTAATAATAATACTATGAAAATTACGCTTAAAAATATTAAACATTCAGAATTTGCTAGCCAAGAAACTAATTGTTTCCAAGCTGACATATACATAGACGGCAAGCCATTTGCTTGTGTCAGCAATGATGGCATAGGTGGTTGCGATATGCACTATAAGCATCCTAAGAATCCAACCAATGACTTTCACGCAGATTTGCGTAAGGTTAATGAACAATTAAAAGCAGATTATCCTAATCGTTATGGCTTAGATTCAATTGTCAGCGATGTGCTTGTTGATCACTTAGTAACCAAGGATGTTAAAAAGCTAATGTCACGCAATATGATCGTATTTGAGAAGGGCGAAAAAGGTTACTACAAATACGGCAAGAAAAAATACAACATTACTGAAGAGCGTATGGGTTGGTTTAACAACCAGATGTGGCAACAGTTTAAAGACAATTGGGTGTGCATTAATCAAATGCCACTTGCTGAAGCAGTAGCTTATTTTAAAGCTAACTAACATTAACCACAATACACTATGGTAGAAACTATCATTGAAGTTTATGCTTATATAATAATAGCAGGTTTGATTTTGGAATTTTTGCACAGCACATTTTCCAAGTAACCTACAACCAATAATAATATGGAAACAACAATATCAATAATAACACTACTACTGGCTATGATTCAAGTTGAGTCATCTGGCAACGATAACGCCATTGGCGATAATGGAGCATCTTGGGGTTGCTTGCAGTTGCAATCTGCTTATGTGCAGGACGCATCAGAGTATGCCAATAAATCTTGGACGCACAAAGATGCGTTTGATCGTGAAACAGCGATGGAGATTACAATGGCATATATGGCACGTTACGCTACTGAAAAGCGTCTTGGACGTAAACCTACGGCAGAAGACATTGCACGCATACACAATGGCGGTCCGGGCGGTTACAAAAAGAAAAGCACCAAAAAGTATTGGCTGAAGGTACAAGCAGAACTGATTAAAATGGGAGCAATTCCATCAACAACTAATGGAGACAAATAATGTGGATACTACCAAAACAATTACACACCTCAGCCTATGCAGCGGATACGAAGGCATTGGAATCGGACTTAGATCAGTTATGCCAAATGTCAGAGAATGCGCTTTTGTGGAGATCGAAGCCTTCAACATCGCCAACCTGGTTGCGAAGATGGAAGAGGGTAAAATACATCCAACACCTATTTACACGAACCTTAAAACCTTCCCATACAGAAAGTTTCGTGGATGCGTGGACATCTTATCTGGAGGCTTCCCATGTCAGCCATTTAGCTCTGCCGGAAAGCGTAAAGCAACTGAAGATCCAAGACACTTGTTTCCATACATCGCAGACGGAATCAGAGAGTGCCAACCCAAGTTTGTTTTCCTTGAAAACGTGGAAGGAATTATATCAGCCAAAACAGCAGATGGAGAATCTGTACTCAAATATGTGTTGCGAAGATTGGAAGGATTGGGTTACACAGCAACGGCAGGAATATTCTCAGCGTGTGAAGTTGGCGCACCACACCAACGCAAAAGAGTCTACATCCTTGGCGTATCCAACGCCATCAGTAGCAGGTTGCGTGGAGGGTGGAATAGCGAAGAATGTGGAGATGACACCAAGCGGCTTCAAAGCAACAAGGGAAAACGGCACAAGCTACGGAGCGAAATTGAGAGATGCAGTAATACACGAAGCGAGATGGGCAACGCCAAGCACGATGGACACCTTGCCTGCCAGAACACCAGAGAAACTAGCAAAAGCCAAAAAGAAGGGCGGTTGCAAAAACCTAAGGGAAGAAGTAATAAACTGGCCGACACCAACAACAGCAGAGGGAACAAAGATTGGCAACCAACCAAACTATGGCCAAGTGGCACTAAGCAATCATCCATCAATTGTTGGCCATCCAGACCGACAGAAACTCAACAAGAGTGGGAAGAGCCAAGAGTCGTGGCCGACACCAAGAGCAAACAAAGTGCATCCAACTATAACGGAGAAGAACAGGCAGGAACTAGCCAACCGGAAAAAAGCAAACTTGGAGGAAGAGATTGCAGGTCATTGCGGAAAAGCAACAGGCAAGTTAAACCCAAATTGGGTGGAACAGTTGATGGGTCTGCCTGTGGGGTGGACGCAACTGCCAACAGAGTGGATAGACTAAGAGCGTGCGGTAATGGCGTTGTGCCACAGACTGCTGCTAAAGCCTTTGTAACATTAATAAACAGACTAATATAAATTATGTATAATACACATTCAGAAAATATATCATCGTTTATGCGTTGGGCATCCAGACGCATTGCAGAAGAAGTAACTGCCAATGAAGAATTAAAAGCTAAAGGCGTTAAAGATGACATTGTAATTAAGCACAGCAAATTGCCATACGATCTAACTTGGGATCAAAAGCGTGATTACATTGACATAGTTGACGAATTTAGGGATGCCGGCCTGCCAACTAAGGTTGCGTGCGCTAAAGTTGATATGCACGTTAGCACTTATTCCATGTGGCGCAAAAAGCTAGGCATGGGCAAATACAAACCTAAAACCAAACAATAATATTATGTACAAAGAATTAATATATATACTATACGAAGAATTTTTAGCCAATGGCTGCACTTTTAATTCTATGGAATCTGATGTCAGATTTAAACAAGCCTTTTGGACAGAAACAGATGTTAGTAATAGGCAGGTATTTGAAAGGCTGTTAAAGCTATGAGCGAACTAACTGTATGTACAATTTGCGGTGCAATAGAAGGCAACGCAATCGGCCAAGTAATATTTACTATGCGTGCTGATATTTGTAACATCTGTTGCAAAGATTTATACGCAGATTATGACGAACCAGAAACTAATAACTCAGAAGATGAAGAATATTATGGATATTAAAGCAACACCTAGAACAGATGACCAAGCGTTTGATTACCGGCCAAACCAATTTGGTGGATCATCGTTTAGACATACCAAATATGGTATTTTAGTAGATAGCAGTTTTGCACAGCAATTAGAACGTGAGCTAAACGCTGCAAATGCTAAGATTGATAGAATGCAAGAGCGATTAGATATGGCAGTAGAAACCATAAAACTTGCACGCAATGGCATTAAACAATTAATTGATGAATAATGGCTGCTTTATTTGAAAACAATACGAATGTTGACGTTCTGCAAAAAGGACTAAACGCAATGACAACTGCCAATGAATTGTTGGCACAACAAAACAAGCTACTGGTTGATCAATTAGTTGGATTGCAGGCTAAAATTCAGCAACTTGAAGCTAAGTTAATAACCAACCAGGAGGACAAAGAATAATGTATTACTTTGGCATAGATTGCGGCTTAGATGGCGGCATAGCATTATTAGATCAACAAGGTGCATTGATTGAACGCAAAATAATGCCTACAACGTCAGACGGCAAAGCACGTAAAATATGCTTACGCAGTCTAGCTAATTACTTTGCAGAGGTTGCAAGGCATCCACAAGACCAAGTGTTTATTGTCGAGAATCCGGGCGCACACGCACCAAGTGCATCTGGATTGCGATCAATGACTTATTCATTTGCGGCCGTAGAAGCGTTATTGGCTTCTAACAAGCTAAAATACCACATTGTGTTAAGCCAAAAATGGCAGAAGGAATTTTGGAGCAAACCTAAAATGCCTAAAGGTCAAAAGTTTAACACCAAAGCGGCTGCATATAATGTTGCCTGCAAGATATGGCCAACAGAACTCTGGTTGAGATCTGAGCGATGCACCAAGCCACACGATGGAATGATTGATGCGGCACTATTGGCAGAATATGGCAGAAGGAAAGGATTATAGTGGGCAGCGAATTTGAGCAGATTAAAAGCCTAATGAAATACGCCCGGAGTCTTGAAGAAAAGACAATGGGCAAAGATTTTGAGCGGTATAGGCGCAACGCTGCATTGCTAGATGAATGTAAGAAAAAGAAATTTCCTAACCTAGAAAGGTTGGGACTAATAAATAAACAAGATAACCCAAATAACGATAATGGCTAGATACATTGCTACTGATGAAGATGACAAAATTACCAAACAACTTACTAACGCTTCAATTGATTTTGACGAAATCAATGCCAAGCTGATTCACAATGTAGAACAATACTGCCATCAATGGTTACCTGGAGGTAAAGTAAAAGGTGGCAGTTACAGAATTGGTGGCATAGATGGTTCACTTGGATCATCAATGTCAATTAACCTACGCACAGGCCAATGGTTTGATCACGCAACTGAAGATAAAGGCGGTGACTTAATATCTTTGTTTGCGGCTGTTCATAACTTAACGCAAGGAGAAGCGGCCAAAGACTTACAAGGTGAAGTAAACATAGTGCGCTTGCATCCAAAGAAGGTAAAAAAGCCTGTGGAATCTGAATCGCATTGGGAACACGCACTAACCAAACCAACAACACCTGCACCAGAACATTGGGTGCATGGAGAACCAAGCCATGTTTACAGATATTCTGATGCAGCAGGCAGGCCAGTAGGCGTTATTATGCGTTGGGATTTGCCGGACGGCAGTAAAACAATTAGCCAATGCAGTTGGATGCGCCACAAAAAGACAGACAGATGCACTTGGAAGTGGCAGGCATTCAATGCGCCAAGGCCGTTGTACAAGGTTGAAAACCTAGCCAAAATGCCAAATTCTGACGTTGTATTGGTAGAAGGTGAAAAGGCAGCAGACGCATTAGCTGACAAATTGCCTAACTATGTGGTGCTATCCTGGGCAGGTGGCTCTAAAGCTATCAGCCAGTCTGATTGGGGCGTATTAGAAGGCAGGAACGTGTATATATGGCCAGACAATGACACAGCAGGCATAACGGCAGGCAAAGACTTACAAGAGGCAACACAGGGCAAAATAATAGATATACCGGGTGACAAGGCTGAAGGTTGGGATGCAGCAGATGCAATAGCAGAAGGTTGGACAACAGAAGGATTACAGGAACTAATTGCCACAAGCAAAGAGCGGCAAACGTTTAACGTGCTGTTTGGCAACGAAGGCGCGCCAAGATCAATTAATGAAGCAGAGGCACGCAGACCAAATGTTATTATTGACGGCCTGCTATACGAAAAATCTAAGCTACTAATAGGTGGTGTAGCCAAGGCAGGTAAATCACACTTTGCAATGTCACTAGCATCTTGCATGGCATCTGGTAAGCCATTCTTAGAATGGAAAGCACCAGAGCCACAGAAAGTGCTGTATGTTGACTTTGAGTTGCATGAATGGGAGCTAAATGAACGCTGTGCGGCAGCCTGCAATTGGGATGTGCCAGGCAATTTAGCAAGGTTAAGTTTGCGTAAGCATTACGATGTGCGTAGCACCAAAGAGATAAGCAGAGTGTTAAAAACCATAGATGCAGCGCAGTTTGATGTCATTATATTGGACTGCCTGTACAAGTTTAACAGCGCAGAGGATGAAAACGACAATGCCGCTATGAAGGCAATTGGCAGTTGGATGGATGAAGTAATATCTAAGTATGGCGTTACGCCAATATTGATTCACCACTTTGGCAAAGGTTCGCAATCTGGCAAAGATGTCATTGATCGTTTCCGGGGTGCATCTAGCGTTGTGGGCGAAATGGATGGCCTAATATCAATTATTAGCCATGAAAACGAAAACTGCTATATTGTAGATAGCGTGGTGCGATCATTCAAAACCACACCTGCATTTGTAGCACGTTGGGATTATCCACATTGGGTGCTGTCAGAAGATTTGGACGCATCGAGAGCAGCCAAGCCGGGCGCAAAAAAGAAGCAAGCAGATGACAAGTTATTGGCAAATATACCACACGGCCAAGACAATGCGGCCTTGTTTAGCGATCTGAATTTAGATATTTCTAAGCACCAATTTGCTAGAAGAAGAGCAGAAATTGATGCCATAAAGGTAGTGAAATCTATCAATGCAGCAGGAAAAATAGAAAATGCTTATTACCAGTAAAATCATGCTTGTGCATATTAATTATGATACAGCAGGCGTTAATATGGCACAGCAGACAACAAGCCCAGTAAACAAGCGGTGTTTGCTTGTGCATAATACAATGCAACAGCACATTAAAACGGCACTTAAAAGGCACGTGTGGGGCGTTCACGCCACACATTTAGCCTGCTTGAACATATTAATCAATTTCCTTAGAGAGATGCACAAGCAGGTCAATACAAAGTTTGACGCACTTACTGACACTAAATTACAACAGAAAAATGGATAATTACTACAAGCCTAAGAACAAGCCAATGAGCAAAATGGTTTCATTCAGATTGCCAATTGGTTACTTGCAAATGTTACAACGAATTGCGGACGAAACCGGTAAGAGCAAGTCGGCTATTGTGCGCCAAGGATTGGACGTATTGAATGAGCAGCGCAACAAATGACAGCCCCCGGTCAAGGAATCTTTTTTACAATTGGCCATCGTGGGTGATTTGACTAGGTGCGTTTTTTTACGCAAGACGAAAAACTTTTTTGTATGACTAAAGTTACACAGCAACAGATTGCAGATACATTTGGCGTAAACCAAAAGATGGTCAGCCGTTGGAAACAACAAGGCGCACCAATGGATGATTTATTGGCATTGTGTAAATGGATTAGGTTGCACAGGCAGCGTATGCCAAAGGAACTGAAGCAAGGCATCGAGCGCATAGAAAAGCAGGCAGGCAAAAATGTCATACAAGCGGCCACACCAGATGCGCCATCTAATCGCAAGACGTTGGAAGACTTCCGGGATTACTATGTTGAGCAGCTAAACGTAGCTACGCAGGCCAGTCTGCCAGACGAAGTTAAGCATTGGAATGATCTGCTGCTGAAAACTGAAAAGTGCATCCGGGAAGCAGAAGCGCACATTAAGAAGCTTGGCATTGATAGAGGTGAGATGATACCAAGGGAAGAGATTGAGCGCATATTAAAGGCAATGATATATGCCGGGAATGCTTGTGTGCGCAGCCAACTAAAAGAGATTGTAGAAGTATTGGCGGCTGAAACACCTGCTAAGATGTATGAAATGCTTGCACCTGCTGTGCTTGGTGGCCGTATCTTTGAAGGATTTAAGGCACTTACTAAATCTGAAAGCCAAGTTAAACTGCCGCTTTGGGTCGTAGAGTGTATGCAGTCAGAAGGCGAAAACTACTTAGAAGGCGTGGATTTAATTGATGAACCTGCTAAGTAAATACAAAACCATCAGCCCGGTTGCGTGGTGTGAACGTAACATTACTTTAGATTATGGTGCTTTTAATGCTGCTAACCATCCATTGCTAGTTGAGCCATTGCAATCATTAGCAAATAGCAGAGGCAAGACAGTTGGATTAATTGGATCTGTGCAGCACATTAAAACTTTACTAGCGCAGTTGTGGCAACTTTACGGCCTGCAAATTGAGCCAAGCCGGGCGGCAATGTATGATTTAACAGAATCTGCACTAAAAGAGTTTAGCGATGATAAGTTTACGCCATTAATTGATTCTACTGATGCAATCTTGCAACTGATACCAGACCAAGCATACAGGCGCACTAAGTTTTTTACATCTACCAACTATGGCGCAATACGGCTGCTGTCTGCCAATGTGCTTGCCGCACGTAACTCTAAAACATTAGAGCGCATAACTTGTGACGAATCATGGGCGTATGGCGAAAACTGGTTGGATCAGATAAAAGACAGAATGAGCAGTTACAGTTGGTCGTGGCAGATGTTTTTGCCAACGTCTGGTCAAACCAAAGGTTCTGAACTAGATGAGATGTGGGAGCGGTCAACCAAACGCACATGGCACATTAAGTGTGATTGTTGTGATGAATATATTCCATACATTTGGCGGCAAGAGGCAACTGGTGATGAAATACCAATTGGCGGTATGCGTTGGGCAGCTAAAGAAGAATATACATCTGACAACGGCCAAATAGATTTTAGTGCCTTGGCTGCGTCTGTTTATTACGAATGCCAATTGTGTGGCGGCAAACTAGATGCAAATATTGCCAAGCAAAAGAAACGCAACTTGTCTGGTAAATACATTCCACTTAACCCGGCAGGTGATGAAAGCTTAGATTTTTACCATTACAATGCTATGGCACATATACCTTGGGCAAAGCTTGTGGAGCAATTCAAGTTGGCGCAGCTAGATCGTGAACGTGGATCATTGGACGCACTAGAAAACTTTATTCGTAAACGATTGGCAGAATCTTGGACTGAATCAGATCACGTTAGTGCAGATGTGCAAGTTAGTGCAAAAGGCGGTTATGCACTAAATGAACCTTGGAATGTAGCCAACCAATTTACATTTTGCACAGTTGATGTGCAGAAAGATCACTACTATTATGTCATACGCAGTTGGGCGATTGTTGACGGCACGTTGCGATCTAGATTACTAGATTGCCGGAAAGTAGTTACTACGGCCGAAATACGTGAATCTTGTGACAGGTGGAAAATACCACAAAACGCATTGGGAACTGGTGGTGCGTGCCGTGTATTTTTGGACGGCAACTACAACACAAACCAAGTGCAGCGTATAGCATTGGAAAATGGTTGGATGGTATTCCGGGGCGATAGTGCTAAAGATTACATGAACCAAGACGGATTTAGGCGCATATATTCTGATTTGAAGCCTGTTGACGCATACGATGGCACAGCCCAAAGCAGAGCCGGCAGAGTTGGCCAGTTTTTCTTTAGCAAACAATCAGCCAAAAATAGGCTAAGTTTGCTGCGTTCACTAAAAGATCATCGTGGCAACCTGGTTTGGACGCACGCAGATGACGCAGGCGAAATGTATGAACGGCAGATAAATGCTTGGGCAAAGATAGCTAAGACCAAGCCAGATGGTTCTGTGTATTATGATTGGATCAACCGGGACAAGCACAATGATCACTACTATGACTGTGAGGCTATGCAGGCCGTGTGCGCTGCAATGTGCAAGACGTTAGGCACAGAAACAATACAGGTTAATAATGACGCATAATTTTTAACGGCTTTTTTAGCTACAAAAATAGCGGAATAAAGCTATGCAAATACCACAAGTTGACAATTTAGCATTTATTTATCATAACGAAGGCAGATGAGAAGCCTTCTGTTCGTTATTTGGATAAAAGCATCTAAAGATGCAGCTACTGCTTTGTCTATTATTGAGACATTGGCATTGGGAGAGTTTGACACGCAATCACGTGGCGGTGCTAGAATCGTGTCTGCTAATGTAGCAGGTAAGCAGTTTCAATACGAATTACCAACAGATTGGTCTGCCGTAGATTTCATTGAGCAGTTGCGATTGCTCTACAAGGTTGTTACAACAGGCGGTGCAAGTGGCGGTCAAATGACTGATGCCGAAATGAATGCATACGTAATTGATGCTGACAATCAAGTTACCAATGTCACCAAGGTGCGCTTTGCTGACGAAGCAGGAGGACGATACTACTAATGGCTACTAAACCTATCAAACTATTGCCAAGACTAAAAAAGATCACTTCTGGGGTAACTTCATTTTGGGGCAGAGGCGGAACAAATGAGTTTTATCCGGGTGGTGCTGATGATCAGCGCAGGTTCGGCCGGGGCAAGTTAGCACGTGATATTGCTGAATTAATGGTAGAGCATCGCCAGAAAATGCTACTTGGTGACAGCCGCTACATCTATCAATCATTTTCTACTGTGTCCGGTGCGGTTAAACAAAAGGCTAATTATGTTTACGGCAACGCTTGGCGGCTACAATCATACAGCAAAGATACTGACTTTGCTATGGCCGTTGAAAAAGACTTTGCACAAATCGACAGGCTGCTAGACACCAGAGGCACTAACTTTTCGTTTCGCAAATCATCCTGGCTAGGTTCTAAGACAATTGATGTTGATGGCGATTACTTTATTATTCTGACAGAAAACGCAGATACCGGGTTTCCTAAACTGCAATTCTTAGAAGCGCACCGAGTTGGTTCGTTTGGCTTAAATGGCGGCCACACAGTAGAAGGTGGCGCATATAAAGGCAGGCGTATATTTGCAGGTGTAATTGTAAATGACTTTATGGAGGCCGTTGCATATCGTGTACAAGACGAAAGCAACAAAAATGGTTACAGAGATGTGCCTGCCAACAGCATGATACACGTTTGCGACTTTGAATGGTTTAGCCAAGGGCGTGGCCAACCATCTGTTGCAGCAGCTATACTAGATTGGTATGATCTGGCAGAAACCAGAGACGCAGAAAAGATTGCCGAAAAGGTAAACAGCGCACTTACGCTAGTTGAGTCTAACGAAACTGGGCGTGCTGATATGGGCAATAGCATCGTGAACCCACAGCCCGGTGGCGATGGCCGCTTGCAAACGCAATTGTTTGACTCTGGCTTAGTGCGTTACATCAAAAATGGCGGTTCGCTAAAGGCACACCAAAGCAACAGGCCGTCCGATCAATGGCTAAACTTTACCAAACTTGTAGAGTCATCTGCATTTTACGCACTAGGATGGCGCAGGGAAATGCTTGATTCTTCAGCAGTTGGTGGCGCAGGTGTGCGTGGCTTTGCTGCTGATGTAAACAAATCAATTGCGTCACGTTGCGAAATACTTGAAGCCGCTATGAAACGTGCAGCTATGTATGTTATTGCCAAGCGTGCAAAACAAGGTGTTTACGATTTGCCAGAAGATTGGTGGAAGATTGGCTTTACTAAGCCTGCACAATTTACAGTAGATGAAGGCCGTATGCGTGCAGCAGACATAAATGATTTGCGTGCAGGTCTAACAACAGAAGATCACATTGTTGAGGCCAGGGGTATGGATTACGAAGAAGTATTGCGTAAACGTGCCGCTAATATCGTTTTGAAAAAACAAATTGCCGAAGAAAATGGATTAAATCCAACAGAACTTGGCACAACTGCTATGCCGGGCGATCCAGTAGAACTTGTAGAAGAAGAAACTGGTGAAAACGTGCAACAATCAGAAGAAACTCAAACTGAGGAAAATTAAAATGGAAAAAACTAAAACCAATACATGGTATGCTATGGAACAAGAAATTGATGCCGAAGGAGTTAAATCTTCTAAAGCAGAAATCTTTATTTATGACGAAATCGGAGGGTTTGGGGTCAACGCCAATGCCTTCATCGAAGAACTTGAAAACCTTGGAGAAGTTGAGCAAATAGATTTGCGCATAAGCTCACCGGGTGGATCAATCATTGAAGGCAATGTAATTTTTAACGCAATCAAACGCCATGCAGCAAACGTAACAGTTTATATTGATGGTATGGCTGCAAGCATGGCATCTGTAATTGCTATGGCAGGTGATGAAATCATAATGGCAGACAATGCTTTACTTATGATTCACAATCCTTGGACTGTATCAATTGGCGATAGCGAGCAATTACGCAAAGATGCTGATCTCATGGACAAAATGAAATCTGCCATCATTAACGCATACGGCCGTTCTAATTATTCTGAAGAAGAACTTGAAGAACTTATGGATGCCACAACTTGGTTTACTGCTGAAGAAGCAATGGAAGCCGGGTTCATTGATGGCACAACTGAAGGCCTTAAGGCAGCCGCTTCACTTAACGAATTGCAAACCATCGCTAACCAAGCAGGCGCAACCTTGCCAGTTGAAAAGATTGTGGCAAGCATCGTGACAAAACACGAAACACAGGTTGCTAAACTTGAAGAAGAATTGTTTGAAGCTAATTCTACTGTCAATGACAGCGCAGTAAAAATTGAGGAATTGCAAAATTCTGTAAAAGAGTTTATAGCTAAAACAGAACAGATGGAAGACGCACACAAAACTGAGCTATCAGAGGCTAAAGAAGTATCAACAAAAGCTGTTGCAAGTGCTGCTGCCGAACTAATGGCGTTGCAGGCTGAAGAAGCTATTGTTGAAGCATCTAACGAATCTGACAAACCAGTTGAATCAACTGACTTCTGGGCAGAATACAAAGCCATTGGCAAAAGCCAAGGCCTTCAAGCTAAGAACAAGTGGTACGCTGAAAACAAACATCTTCTAAACAAATAATTTCACAACCAAGTGATCTAAAAACTAAACTAAACCAAAATTATGGCTAATACAATCGCAGGGGCAAATCTTGCCGAAATCGCACAAGAGAGCTTGGCAGGACTGTCATCTCTTTTCGCTCCATTGAGCGCACTAACAACTGACTTTTCATCTGACATCCAAGGTGCAGGTGAAAGCGTAACAACTCGTTATCCTACAAAGCCAACTGCTGCTGACATGAGCGCAGGTATCAAATCTGCATCTGCTGATGTAGCAATGACTGCCGCTACTGTTACTCTTAATCAGCATTATGGTTTCACTTATGGATTTACTGATGTTGAGCGTTCTAAGTCATCCATCAACCTTAATGCTCTTTTTGTCGAGCCTGCTTTACAAGCACTTGGTGACAAGGTTTTTGGTGATGTTTGGAATCTGATCACATCCGGCACATTTGGTACACATTCTACTATTACTGCTGCTAACTTTGATCGTGATGATCTTGCTGATCTTAACGCTACATTGACTGAAACTAAGAAAGCACCACAAGCAGGACGTTCTGTATTTATGAACCCAAGCTACTATGCAGGATTAGTTAAATCTCTTAACAGCGCAGAAATTCCTGGTATTACTGAAGAAAAACGTGAAGCAATTGTTCCGCGTGTTGCTAAGTTTGATTGCTACGAAACTGATCTTGCAGATGCCAATGGTGAAAACCTTGGTGCATTTGCTTTCCAACGTAATGCTCTTCTTATGGCAGGCCGTTCTGTTGACACAGAGTTGGCTGAACAAGCAGGCATTGAAGTTGAAAACGTAGTTATTCCTGGTCTTGGACTTCCGGTACAATTCCGCAGATTCTACGACAATGACGGCATCCTTTACTACAACTGTAACCTTCTCTACGGAGTTGCAGCAGGTGTTGATTATGGTGTTCGTGTTAAGTCTGCTTAACGCTTAATTTAAAAGCCGCCTTGGTTATTCCGGGGCGGCTTTTTTTAACTTTAAATTTTATTGTCATGTTAAAACCATCAGCCACATTTCACAAATCACCTAAAGGTGTATTAAAAGTTATTGAATGTTCTGAAGATGCAAGCGTATGCCTAGCAGCATACAAAGCCTGCACAGAACCCGGTGAGGTTATCTATATGCGCAAAGGTCATGTTGATAAATTCAAAAAGATTGATGCGATAAAGGTTGAAAAACCTAAAGCTGTTCGTAAAAAGGCAGTTAAAAAGACAATTTCGTAACTGGTATATTGTTATCGTATAGAGTTAAAGCCGTCATCTATAGGGTTAGGGTGGCGGCTTTTTCGTATCTTGCCAAAATTGGTTTTTATCACTAAAACTAACTTATGAGCGATTTTAACGATTTTCTAAACATAGGCTGTCACGATGCCGCATCCATTATGGGCGAATCTATCGAGCTAAATGGTCAGATCGTGAACGCAGTATTTGATGAGCAGGTTAGTGAGTTTGATATGGTTGAACATGGTGATATGGACAATCCAGAAACTACGCTTGTTGTGGCTCTGCTAGACTTGGGCGTAGTGCCAAAGAAAAAAGAAAGGTTTGTGCGTAAATCTACTGGCGAAACATTTTTTATAACTGAAATCAGCATAAGCACAGGCAATGTTGAGATGAAGGCTAGAAACGAAACCAAGATTTATGGCTAAACGTACTGTTGAGTTAGATGACAGTATTTTTCAGCACAAGATTCGCACACTAGCTAAAAAGTGGGGCGTAGATGAAAAAGAATTTGTGCGTGAACAAGGTGCGCTGTTTTTAAATGACGTTGGCCGTTTTGTGCCGCCATATAAAACATTCCCATTTGGCAAACGCAAATCTATGGGAACTAAGGCTGATCACGTTGCCGGTAAACTAGCCATAGAATACGATTTGAAAAAGTTATTCTTTGTACCAGAAGGAAATGTTTATTTGTGGGCAGAAAAACAATTTATGCGTGGCCAAGTTTACAAAGGTAAAAAAATTATTGGCGCAGGCGTGTTAAAATCAATTGATGAAATGCGTATATTTCACAACAAGCATCGCAACCCAAGGACTGGCAGACCAAGGCCGTTAAAAGGTTTTGAGCAAATGTGGGTAAGCAAAAGCCTATTTAACAAGTATTTTAAGTTACAAATACAAGATGTTGGCATTGCCAAAGCATCTATTGCTAAGGGCGTACTAGCACTAAATGCTAGTGCTAAAATTCCTGCATGGATTAAAAAGCAAATGCCTAAAGCAGCAGGCGGTGCTAGAATGGCAAAAATAGGCAAATCTTGGACGGCCGTATTTAACGCCAAGGCATTTGGTTTGCAGCACGTTAAAGATAAAACTATTAGAATAGTACAAAAAGGCCGCATGAAGGCTATGGAAAATCGTTTAAAGCATATATTTAAACAAACAGCTAAACAATCTGGATGGAAAGTGCGCTAATTGACAAAATAGCCATTATATACAATTCTAAGCAATATGCCTGCTGCATCGTACACAGAACTATTTAATTTTGAAGGCAATGTTGAATCTGCATTTCGTCAATGGCTTGCAGTACAATTGCTAGAAGTGCGTGAACAAATGGATGTTGAAACGCTGCCAGATGATTACATTGGCGCAACAATGACATTGGGCGCAGTTACCGGGCATTACAATCCTGCACCAGGCGGTGCGGCCAACCCAGTATATGATCAGTATGTTTTTGACTTAGACTTTGTAGTGCAGACAAGGCGGCACAATGAAGAAGGCAGCCAAACAGCAAATGTTGAGTCTAGGCATCGTGAAATAATTGCGCTGCTACGCACTTGGGTCAGCCTGTTTAAAGCTAAGGGTTCAAGTTTAGAAACATACTTAGAACACTACGAAATAGAATTTTTGCGGCCATCTGGTACTGCAAATAGTGTTGAAGATGTATTTGACGTTACAACTGTGTCCTATGAAGGGCAAATTTCAGTATTGTCAACTGCGTGGCCAACTGTATAAATAAACCAAAGGGAAATCACTTTAACTAAACTAAATTATGTCAATTCCATATTCTTCCACAGCAAACCTGCCACAAGGGTTTGAATCAGTAACAATTAATTCTGTTGCTTATATTGTTGATGCCGTATCCGGTGCATCTTTCGCTAATCGTATTATAAGCCGTACAGATGCTAATGGTGATCGTGCTGACTTTATGCTGCGTGCAGGGTCAGACCAAGTAGAGGTTACTTACACATTGCAACGTGCTATTACTACAACTGTTGTGCCTGCTATTGGTGACGAATTTACACACGATTATGATCGTTCTGGCACAGGTTCTACATTGGTTGTCAAAGACGTAACTGTAAATCGTGACAAAGACGCATTTGACACCTTTGAAATGGTTGCCGTTCGTAAGACTTACCAAGGTTAATTGTGGAAATTAAACTTAAAACAGCTAAGTCAATTCGTGGCGTGCTAGAAAAAGCAGGCACAATTGTCGATGTTGGCGATCTTACTGGACAAGCATTGATTGATTCTGGAGATGCTGAGTCTGTTGCCGCAAAACCTAAAAAAAAGAAAGCAACTGAGTAAGTTATACTAAAATTGCTTTTTAAGCCTTGTCTGCCCAAATGGTGGGCAAGGTTTTTTTTTACTATGATTGATGAGCTACAAAAAGACTTACAGGACGCAACTGCTAGAATTGCCGAAAATAGGCTCTTGGCTTGGTCATCTGCGTCTAATGTCATAAAACTTGGCAAAGTGCCTTTACGGCCGCTTACAGCCAAAGCATGGATAGATTTAAAGCTAGTTGATAACGCAATTGCTTGTGGTGGCAAACCAACTGACCAAGATGTGCTAGAATACTTGTGGCGAAACTCTATTAATTACAGCCCGGACGCAAATACGGCATCAGAAAAAGCCAAACGCAAGATAGGTTTTACATTTGCTAAAACAGACGCAGGAGAATCGCTAAAATTAGTATATCAACACATTAATGATGCGTTTTCTGAACTGCCAGAATCAATAAATTGCAGCAATGGCGTTAGCCGGACTAATACAATGCCTGCTATTGAAGGTATGGTTGGCGCAATTGATGAGGTAGCCGCACGCTATGGACAAAACCCAATTGATGTTCTAACATGGCCATTAAATCGAATATTTCAGTTACAAAAGGCAATACGTTTAGCAACTATACCAGATTACAAGTTAGCTGAACCACAATTGATTAAGGCAATTAAGCAGGAAATTTTAACAGAACTAAATAATGGCACAGAAAGCAGAACTTAGAGGCAAAATTAACCTAGATTCAACTGGTTTTCAGCGTGGTATAGCTAAAGCCAAGATGAGCGTTAAGGGTTTTGCTAGATCAATGCGCCAAAGCCTAAGCGGTTTGCCTGGTATGTTTGCAGGTGTTTTGGGTGTAAATGCTGTTAAAGGCATGATTGAACTTGGAGCATCAGCAGAAGAAACAGCATCTAAATTTAGAGCAGTTTTCAAAACAGCAACTTCTGAAATGAATAAAGAGGTTGAACGATTATTAAAAAATATTCCTGCAACAAAAGCTGAAATGCAAAATGCCTTGGCTACATTTGCAGCGATGGGAAATGCTTTTGGTTTAAATGCAAAATCTGCAAATATGTTTTCTGTTCAAATGGTTGAAATAGCAGGTGATCTTGCAAGTTTTCACGATTTACGGATAGATGATATGTTTACAAAAATCAGAAGTGCAATTTCTGGTGAATTTGAGCCAATGAAACAACTTGGCATTGTAATTAATGAAGCACGATTAAAGCAAGAGGCATTAAATTTAGGATTATCTGACGGAACAAAACAATTATCTGCTGCACAAAAGGCCTTAGCTGTTCAGTCAATTATGATTAGAGATATGGGTGACGCTAATGGTGATGCTGCATTGACTGCTAATAGCGCAGCAAATCGCATTAAATTTATGAAGGCGCAGATTGAAGAAACTGCTACTAACATTGGCACGCAATTAATTCCCGCAATGACTGGATTTTTGAAGATTGTTACAGGAGGAATAACTGCTTTAGAAAATTTTGGAACAAAGCTAGGTGAAGTATTTTTTATGGGCGGCAAGACAAAAGAAGAATTTCAAGCAATTCTCGAGTTAGAAAGTGAAGGTGCTTTTGATGGAAAAGCCAAACGTGGTTCTGTTCGTAAAGATATCATAAAAAAGAGAATGCAGGAAATCAAAGACAGGAAAAAAGCCTATCAAGAGGAACGGCAAGCTGTCATTGATAGATTAAAGGCTGAATCTGAAGGACGTAAAAACGAACTTAAAGAAGCAAAAGATTTACAAGATACTTTAGAAAAGCAGATTGAAACCGAAACTGATCCAGAGCGTAAAAAGGCATTGGAAGATAGATTAGCTGCATACCAAGCATTGTTAAAAGCAGCAGGTGATCTTTCAAGCATGCAATCACCGGCACTTAGTGCAAATGGCAATGGTAATGGTGGTGCTAAAAATGGAGCAGATACAAATCAAAGTGGCTATGTAACGCCAAGGGAACAGCGTGCATTTGAACGTAAAAAACGCCAAGAGGAACGTGAACAAAGACGCAGAGAGCGTGCAGAACGTGCGGCTGAAGTTGCGGCCGAAGAGCGCAAAAAAGAAGAAGAGCGTAATAAGCGTATGGATGAGCGTGAAAAAGCGGCAGGTTTCGGGCCAGGTGCAGAAAAACCTAAAGAACCAAAAGGCGCAGCAGCAGAACAAAAGCAGGAAATGGAAATCGTAAAGATGGAAGAAAACATAAAAAAGTCTGCTGATACATTAGAAAAAATTGAACAAGCAATTAAGGAAAATCCATAATTATGAGCATACCATATTACAGCACAGGACAACCAGTATTTAACACGCCTAGAGTCAACCAAGATTCTTACATTGAATTTCCATTTCAAGATCTTGGAGACACAGATACTAAAATCTATCACTTAACCTGCTCAATGCGTAAAGATGCTTACCACAAAGAAAGCATTTATTCTATTGTTTTGTCTGGTTTGTCTGATGGCAATGGTACATATATTTTAGTGCCAGACAGCACAGTAGATAATAGACCATATTGGGATGTAACAATTGGCGGCAATTTACATCGAATTTATTCATCTGGTGGACTTTGGCATATTTCAGATTTAACGGATTTTACGCCATTTGCATACCAAACTAACACAACTGCTAGATACCAATTTCCTTGGGATGTTCCATCTTGGACTGTTGCAGTTGGCACAGGCACACCAGTTTTAACTACAACTAAATTAATACCAGATTTAGATTCTACGTTAACCAGTAACAATGCTTTAGTGCAAGGACTGCCTGCAAACTTTCAAGATTCTTCTGCTTACTTTATTGGTGATTATAACCATTCTGTTGATGGTGACATGATCACATTTGACAGACAATATGCCAATATACCAAGCAGCAGCACTATTAATTCTGGTACAGAGATTTATTCTTTTCCCGGACTGCCTAGCGTTGCAGGTTCGGCATTAAACATAAGTATCAATAGTATTTCTGTTAGTAACAATCAAACGACTCTTACTTTAGCAAGCGCACATGGAATGTCTGTTGGTGAATATGCCTTTATAGCTTACAAAGCAACTAGAACTATTGGTTATGTAACTTATACTTCTTATTATTATAGTTATGCAAAAGCAATCACAGGCACAACTGGTTCTACATTTGTTGTTAAAGGTGGTATTGAAGGACAAACATTAGTAAGTACAGGTACTTTTAGACCAAATGCAACCAGAGGCAGAAGTCAAGTTAGCCGCACTTCACCTACTGAAATTGTGCGTGATTATTTTCTGCCGAATGTTAGCGCAGGCATTACAGAACCACAAGATATTACTTTAAGTCAGCCATTTGTTGCATACAGATATAGTGAAGGCAATGAAGTCAAAACACTTAGCACCACTACTACGCCAACAGCATCTGAATATCGTGACATAGTGGCAACAGATGGTTATTTAACACGATCTACAGATGTTAAAAAATGGAAAGGCAACATACTTGTCAGAGAAACCAAACAAATAAGAGCGATCTAGTATGGCAAACATAGAAAAATATAGTGCAGGCGCATTAGCTAAAACTAAAAAAGCTAATGAGATGATTGATGCAATCAACAGCCTGCTAAATATGGAATTTTTAACTGTTCAATCTAATGAAGAGCCAATAGTGGAATATTCTGACAATAATGTGGTTTTACGCATACCAGAACCTACAACGCTAGAATATGACGAAGAAACATTAGATGTAGTTTTATCAGATAACACAGCAGGTACTAGAATCTTTTTAACTAAAACGTCATAATGCCAAGCATGATATTAAGAACCGGGCCGTTGGGAATATTTACCGGATCTACTTACCAAGGAGCAAGTGACACAACAGGCATTTATGTAAATTGCAACAAACAAGATTGGGTTGATCGTGGAGATCCAGATGATTTGCACAAATGGGCTGCTGATAATCATTTTACTATAGGGCAAAATCCTAGTGGATTTGAAGAAATTATTGGTTTACCTTTTACTAAAAGCAGAAGTGCAACAGTAACAGGCAGCCAAATACTTGACGTAAGATTAATTCAAAGCATAGAATTTTCTTATCAAGCTGCCGTTGATTTTCAGTTTAATTTAAACTTTTCAGCTACAGCAAGTAGCCAAAATCACGCAGGTGGTTCTGGATCAGTAAACGAAACAGAATCCATAATTACTGCTACTGTAGGCGGTGTTTCCAAGGTTTCTATTACTGATACAGGTGTTGCTAATGATCCAGATACTTCAGCAACTTATAATTCAACTTTAGATTGTGTGGCTTCTGTAGTACCTGTAAAAGTTGTTTTAGAAATGGAAGCCACATTAGCTGCTTCAACAATTAGCGATGATACAACTGATCTTACTGTGTCTGTATCACTTAGTGCTGCTTAATGTAATATACCTACTAATTGTAGCACTTGCCAAAATAGCAATTTACCTTTAAAAGATTAAGCAATGGCAACTGCAATTTACATTAATACAGATTTGAAAGATTTGACGGCCAATGCCGTTGCATCTGTAAACAGGCCTACCCAATTGGTGCGCTTGCCACAAATCATTGAAGGCGAAACAGTTGCCGCCAACTTATACTTTGTAAATTCTAATGGTGGCTATGATTCACGTAGCGGTTCTGGCACAGTAGCCGTAGCTGTATCTATATCAGCCAGGGGCAAAGCTGCTACAAGCGGCACTTGGACGTTATCTGATGGCGTAGATACTACAACAGCCTTGCAGTATAATGCTTCAGCAGCAGCCGTACAAAGCGCATTAAATGCACTAAATTCTAATGCAGGTGCGTTTAGCACGCAGGTTGAAGTAACTAAATTAGCTAATGGTTCGTATCGTGTCATTTTTGCTACGGCCGGAGCTAAAAGCGATCTGACAGGCACAAGCGTAGATTTAGCACCAGAATCAGAAGTAACAGCAGGCACAAGTGTTACCGGGACTGGTAGCGTAAGAGCGCAACAAGTTATAGAAATTAGCCAACAGCCTGCAATCTATACTGACACAACAAGCACAATAACTAATGGCTTTAGCCTAACTTTAAGTGCTAATAACGCCAGAGTGCAGCAACTTATTGCATCTGGTGGTGAAGCCTTTTTTGAAGTTAAGATAGATCAAGATGTAGTTTGCCAAGTGCCAATTACTGTTTTGCCTGCGGTGGCCGCACCAAACAGTCTGCCTGCATCTGATTTGCCAGAAGGTGCAAGCATTAGCTATGTAAACGCACAGTTAGCGTTAAAGGCCAACGTTAATGCACCTAACTTTACTGGTTTACAGGAACATTCTAACAATACTCACGCAATCGCAGCAGGTTTATCAGCCGGAGATGTCTATCGGCATGGTGATACTCTAAAAATTGTACACTAAAAATTACTTATTATGGCACAATCATACAACTTAACAGCAGATGGCTCAACAGCCGCTTTACAAACAACAGGAACTGTAAATGTTGCCGCTTTTGGCACATTTGGTGGTGGAACATTGACTATACAAGCATCTTATGACGGAGGCAGCACATACTTTGCCTTAACTGATGCCAATGGTGCAGCAGGTGCTTTTACAGCAGATGGCGCATATAATATTGAAGTAGGTGAAGCAGATATACGCTTTACCCTAGCAGGCGCAACTTCACCAAATATTGATGTTGTAGTTACTGGAATAAATAGCACATCACGTTTTTAAATGTCTATACGGCATAACATAAAGCCGTCTGTTAAAAGCAGCGTTTATTCGTCTGTTAATCCAAGACAGACGACAGGTGTTTCTTATGACACCAATGCAAAAGCGTATTTTGATAGCGTTGAAGCTGCAGGAGGTTCTTTTGATTTGTCATCTCTTGACTCAAGCTATACTGAGGCGTATACAAAAGAAAAACATAACGATTTATTTGTTAGCATAAGTTCTCATTGGTCTAACATTGGTCAGTTTGTTATAAATTGTGCGAAGACTGGTGCAGGTATTAGCATTCCTGCAAAGGGAGCTGCAATGACTACTGCTAACTTTACTAGTGGCAATTACACAGCAGCCAAAACTGATAGTACAGCAATAGGTTTAAGTGTTAATAGCAGCATTTCACAAACCATAGATGCTGCAGACGCAAGTGATGTTATAAGTTATGGCAAAAGAGAGGATTACACTCTTATCTCAGTATGTACATCAGCAGGATATTCTGACCCAAACTATGGTTTTTACTATGCTCAATCATCACCAAGCACTTCATTAATAAGCACAGAAGTTTATTATGATAAATTGCTATATCATATAGGTCAAAATGCTTCAACTAGTATTGTTTATAATAGTTATAGTAACGATGGATTCTTAGAATTTAACAAAGAATTTGGTCAAGCTAGAATAAAACGAAATGGAACAACATTAGCAACTAGTGGTTATTTTAGCACAAATTATTACACAAGTGCTGACTGGAAATTAAACTGGTCAACAAATTCGTATTCTGCAAAATTTCCATTGCATATGTCTTTCTTAGATGGAACTGTTCCATCAGATATTAAAACAGCAGTTAGAACATTTTTAGCTGCATTTGGAGATACAACAATTCCTGCATAACATGAACGAATCAGAAATATCTTTATTAGCTAGTTGTATAAACGCTGACCCTTTTACTGAAGAGCAAGCTGAGTTTTTACAAAAGTGGTGGATGGTAACAACACAGGATGATGTTTCTACTTTTAATAACACACTTTTGCACAACTTTAAAATTGCACCCAGAGAAACAATTGATGGGCGTATTGTAATACCAGTAGCATTGCTTACTGATTTAGAACTATATGATTCAATCATTGATGACTTGCAGGAACTAGATAAGGTTGAGTTAAATCCACAAGACTTTTCAGATTGGGTAGAACCCACTGAGTCTATAGATAATACATCGCCAGAACTTACTGATGAACTTAGGGCGGAACTAGAGGAGGCAGGAGTAATCTTTGAATAATAATGGACGATATAATTTACAGGTCTTTTATCGGAATGTTTGGCTTCTTTGCCACTATTGAACTTTCACCTGTTAATGAGGTGCTTGGTTTTGCTGTTGGTGTAGCTACCTTTGTTTACATGGCATCCTCAGCGATCAAGGTAATAAAAGAACTTTTAAAAAAATGACACCAGAATTACTAGCAATGCTTGGTGGTGGAGTAAGCGGTTTCATTATGAAAATGATGGCAACCCAAGCGCAAAACCAAGCTAGGTTATTTGAGCAAATGCTGCAAAAACAAACAATTGCTGATCAATCAGCAGACAAAGCAGCAATGCGTGGTGGCATCTGGATGCGTAGAATAATTACTGTATGTGTTTTATTTGCCATTATAATAGCTCCATTAGCCGTTGCATTTACTGATGTGGGTGTTGTGTTGCAGGAGCAAACAAATGGCTTTCTAGGCCTATTTAAAGGCCAAAAATTTGTGCATACACAGGGTTATTTAATACTGCCAGAAGTTAGGCAAACTGCATTAGCAATAGTTGGTTTCTATTTTGGTAGCAGCCAAGTAAAATGAATGAACTGTTACAAGTTACATCTGCCTTATGGCCTGTATTCTTTGGTTTGGTAACCTTAGTAATTGTATTGGCTAAAATGCACTACTCCATTGAGTCATTAACCGAAAAAGTAAAAGTGCTATTTGATTTTCATAACAAACGCAAAGACAAGTAATTATATAAAATTAGACAAAGTTGCTAAGTAAGTAATACAAAAACTTAGTCAAATGACAAAACGGCAACAACAAATACTAGATGCTTATATAGCGCATGGCAGTTATAATGAAGCTGCTAGGCGTTTGAAAACTGACAGAAGATATGTTGCCAGAACTATACAATCATTAGAAGCTAGGGGTGAAGTGCCTTGGCAATCACCTGCGCCAAGCCCGGATCATTTAGAAGTTGGAAAGCGCACAGTACAATACAACGCAGATGGACAAGTTGTACAAGAGTGGCGTAGATTATTTCCAGAACACCAAGCCATACGAGATTTTGTTGATGGGCTGTGCCATGAAGTAAAAGGCAAAGGCAAAGTGCCAGTACGTAAAGCACGCAAAACAGATACAGATGATTTGCTGTTTGAACTCGATATTTACGATGCACACGTTGGTATGTATGCTGACGAAAAGGAAACTAGGGACGAAAATTATGATTGTGACATTGCAGCCGCACGTATGGTTGAAGCGGCAGAAGGTTTGGCAGCACGATCACGCAGGCCTGCAAAATGCGTGTTGGTATTTGGTGGCGATATGATGCACAGCGATAACAGGCGTAACCAAACAGAGGCATCTGGTCACGTGTTAGACGTAGATACACGTTATCACCGGGTGGTGCAGTATTTGATAAAGGCCTGCCGGGAAGTTGTGCAGATAGCGGCCACAATAGCAGCAGAAGTTGAAGTGGTGGTACTAGAAGGCAATCACAGTTGGCATAGCGAAGTGTGGCTTGCAAGGGTATTAGAAGCCTATTACAGCGATTGTAGCAACGTAAAGGTAGTAACTATGCCTTCACCTAGAAAACACCTTGTTTGGGGCGATAATTTGCTAGTCTGGACGCATGGCGATCGAGTAGCTGCACCTAAATGGCCAATGATTATAGCGGCAGAGTTTGCAAAAGAATGGGGCAAAACTAAATACAGGCACTTAAAAATGGGTCATGTACACCATAAAAAGACAATTGCACCTGTTGTAATTGATGAGCAATCTGGCCTGGTTGTAGAATATTTAGAGGCATTATGCGCTACTGATGCTTGGCATAGCGGTGCAGGTTTTATTGGTTCACAAAAAGGCGCAAGTGCTTTTGAATACCACAAGACCAAAGGACTTATTACACGTTATTATCAGCCAGTATGAACGATTCAGAATTAACTGCATTTAAGCGCATCAAATCACAACTTGCAGAGCATTTTGATAACTACGCATTGGTGGTAATTGATGAAGAAGGTGAATTAGTTTATGGCCATAAAAATAAGATTATAGGCAAAGCACTATTTTACGAAGCATCTAAGACAATGCGTGAAGCAGAAGAATTTGAAAATGAATATTGTTGGGAGGACGATGACGAATGGCAAGATACAGACGATTAGTTGCACTTAATGGTGCTAAAACAGTAGGCAAATCAACAGTAGCCAAAGCATTGGCTGCATTAAGCGATAACGTAAAAATAGTGTCATTTGCTGCACCATTGCGATCTATGTTGCAGGCAATGGGCGTTAGCCAACACAATTTAAACGTGGCAAAAGAAGAGCCAATAAAAGGTTTGAATCGATCAGCCCGGCAATTGCTTTGTTCACTTGGCACAGAGTGGGGCAGGCAGATGGTTAACGAAAAGGTTTGGCTATGGGCAATGGATAGGCAGATACAAAAGTTAGTTGATGAATCAGCTAGGCCACAGGATTTGATTATAGTGATTGATGATTGCCGCTTTCATAATGAAGCGCAATGGGTCAATGAACAAGGCGGCTACGTAGTGCGTTTAACACGTAAAGGCATTGAATATACTAGCGATCATTGCACAGAACAGCCATTACCCGATCATCTTATTGACTGGCAGTTTGATGCAGGTGGTACGCAAAATTGCGTCAAAAACATTGTTTTGGGCATTTCGCTACAAAATTTGACTAGCTAAAATTAGCTGCTGTACCTTTCGCAGCGTAGCAATTTGCTACTAATAATAATAACGTGCATTGCACATAACAAAGGATAATAATGACAGTAAATATTAAGGCCATTAAGGTGGAAGCTGAATTGGCCATTGAAAAAATACTATCTGACTTGCAAGACCAGGGCGTAAAAGTCTTTAGATTGCAGGTATTTAGCAGCCGAAAAAGCAAGCCACAGGTTAATATTGTGGTAGATGAGCAAGGAGGTGGCAAATGAGCCAAATAGTTGCTTATGATAAAATAAACGATGCGGCCGGCTTAGAAATGTTTGGCAATGCCATCTGCCGTTCTGGGATGTTTGGTTGCGAAAGCAAAGAAGCAGGCATTGTTTTTGCATTACAATGTGTGGCCGAAAACAAGCCGCCATTAGAGATGGCTAAGAATTACCATCTAGTTAAAGGCAAATTAACCAAACGTGCAGATGCTATGTTGGCTGATTTTCGCAGAGCAGGCGGCAAGGTAACTTGGCGTGACTTAAAAGATGAAAAGGTGCAAGCGGCTGTATTTGAGTTTGAAGATGTTAAAACATCTGCAAGCTATTCTATGGAAGATGCCAATCGTGCAGGTTTAGTGCGTAGTGGTTCTGCTTGGGACAAAACACCTGCTGCTATGTTGCGTGCTAGATGTATATCAGAAACTTTACGTGCTATTGCACCAGAGATTGTACAAGGCGTATATGTGCCGGAAGAACTCGATGTTTCTAACGTAGAGCCAAAGCCACAAGCTAAGGCTGTAAGCCAACCCAAAGTTGAACAGCCAATTAAGCCAGTTATTGATGCTGAAGTAGTTGAAACTGTTAAGCATCCAAAGCTAGAAACCTTAATAGGTGAAGATGACTTAGAGTATGCTGTAAATTGCTATTGGGAAAAGAAGGGCAAGATACACATTGATCTAGATCAAACTTGGCGTGACTTGCCGCAAAACCTGCTAAAGAAGATGGAAACTGACTTTGAAGCATTTAGAAAGGCCATTACCAAATGAGCGATCTAATTACACAGCCTAAACTAAATGGCGTAACTATTGAAATAGTTGCTGAAGCTGTACAAATTAAAAACGATGCCTTGTTGTGTTCTAAAGATGTAACAAGTGTAGAAGATGGATTTGAAGCAACAGTAGCAGCCGGGGCGCAAGGCAAATTGCGTGATTTGATTAAAGCAATCGAAGAATCACGTAAGTTAGCTAAAGCACCTATACTAGCAATGGGCAAAGGCATAGATGGCATAGCTAAAGATTTTATTGAAGAAGTGAAATCTGAAGAAGCCAGAATTGCCAAAATGCTAGGCGCATTTCAACTAGTTGAGCGTGACAAAAAGCAAGCGGCAGAACGTCAAGCTAAAATAGCAGAACAAAAGGTGCTTATTGAGGACGCAGAAAAAGCAATTGCAGATGGCAATGCTACTGCAAATGTGTCTGAAGATGCGCTAGAAAAGATTAACAGGTTACGCAATGAAGCTGCAAATAAACACGATGCAGTTAAAGGCGTTAAGGTTCGCACCACTAAACATTATGAAGTGGTAGATGAATCTTTACTATTAGAAGCAAGGCCAGATTTGTTTAGCCCGGATGCTTCTAAAATTAAACGTGCAATTAAAACAACTAACAATATTCCCGGCCTTACAGTTTGGGAGGAACACAAATCATACTAAAAAATTATGGCTAAATATATAGCAACAGACGAAGATGCAAATGTAAGTGGCGGCAGCTACATAACAGAGGCAGGCACATACGAGTTTAAGACAACAAATGTGTCACATAAAATAAATCAACGTGACGGCACAGACTTATTTGAAGTTACGTTTGCAACAAAGGATGGTTCTACAATGCGTAAAACATTCTTTTGGGGCGATCTGTCATTGCCTACGACAGAATACAAAGCACGTGGCTTATTGTTTATGTACCTGAAGGCTTGTGGCGTGCAGATATATCGTGATCAGCTAGACAGCGAAGATGCTGATGGCTTTTTTGAAATTGTTAAAGGCAAAAAGTTTACTGCTAAGGTAGAGTTGCAGCCAGATAGAAATGATCCAAACAAGCATTGGCCAGATATTGGCTTTAGCGGTTTTGTTTATGATCAAAATCACGTGCTGTACAAAGAAGGAACATCTGCACAAACTGCAACTGCTGATGTAGACGAACCTTGGTAAGATGCAACATCGCCAATACCAACAAGACGCAATAGCTTTTTTAGCTAAGTCTAAGCGTGGTATTGTTCAAGCACCGGCAGGCGCAGGTAAAACGCACATAGCGGCATCTGCGCTTGCCGTTTGCTTATCTAAAAGGCTAGGTGTGGCCGCCATTGAAATAATGGTAAACACCAAAGAGCAGGTTGAACAGATGCAGACGGCCTGTGACAGGTTTCCAGTAATACAGCAAAAAGCTAACCTGCGTATATATTGTGCAGCAGGTGCGCCAATGGGAACAAAGCCAAATCTGCTTATTGTTGACGAATGCCATAGAGCAGGCGCACCAGGTTGGAGCGCAAAGATCAATCAATGTGAGTCAGCCCGGTGGGGTTTGTCAGCAACACCATTTAGCGGTGACGATGAGCGTGACGCATTGGTTCGCCAGTTATTTGGCAACAATGTGCATAGCATA